ATATGTTGCCATGCTTGTAGTAATTTATATATTTCTTTATGTAAATCCTGAATTGGTGAAACATGTTATATCCGCTTAGAGAATTCTTTAGCGCACAGGAGGAGCAAAACTGTTAAGCGCGCAGAGCAAAACTGTTTTTATTTACCAAGGGTAAATAAAAATTGAACCCCCCATTTTCCCTTATAGAGATATTCATAGAACAATACAGAAATGGAGTTCGAAACTGGTGTCCTCAACATTCCTGGCAGCGGCGAGTTGCAGTTACTTGGTCTGAAGATTCGTGGAGTACAAAATACGGAAAGGCGTCCTACGCATTTTGTGCTACTTCTAGATACAAGCGGCTCTATGGGTATGGAGGGGCGTCTAGAGAGCGTCAAGACTTGTGCAAAGTATCTACTTAACTTTCTAACGGATGTGGATCGTATTAGTATTGTATGTTTTAGTAACTCAGCAAATATTACTGTAAACTGCCAGGCCACAACCCTGGAGAATCGGATGGTTATTGAAGGTCATATCAATGGTCTTAGTACTGAAGGTTCTACAAACCTGAGTGCTGGTCTCCTAAAGGTTCGTGAGGTACTTGGTGCGAGCCCTGTAAATATGAAGGTGGGTCTAGTTATCCTTACAGATGGGTTTGCGAATGCTGGAGTTATGGATGAGAACGGTCTGCGCTCAATTGTGAGTCTAATTCGCCAATCAAATCCGAATATGTCAGTCAATTGTGTTGGATATGGTTTGGAGCATGCTGGCGATTTGCTTCGCAACCTTTCTATCGAGGGGGGTGGTTCCTACAATATTGTTACAAGCCAGGAACATGTGGGGCCAGTCTTTGGAGAGATTCTTGGAGGTCTTGTGTCTTGCGTGGCGCAGAATGTGGAGATTCAGTATCCAAGTGATTGGGAGAACTATTCATCCTACGCGTCAACTGCAACGACTGCGACGACTACACCTAATGGTCAGAATGCGTCCAGAAGAAATACACTATTCATTGGCGATATCTATTCGGAATCTGAAGTAATTATTCTCTTGAAGCGTAGCAGTGGTAGCATCAGCACAAATGCCCCCTCAGACGCAACTATTAAGGGATTTAATTGTATCCAAGTAGAGGATATTTCGTATCCTCTAGTATGGAACTCTGGGAATAGTGATAATGTTGTGCAAAATAGCTACATGATGTACTATATCCGTTGGTCACTTGCGAAGATCCTTGAGAGGGCTGCTGTATCTGCTAGTAGTCTTGGAGAGAATAGTGAGAATCTACTATCTGATGTTAATGTACTTGAAGGACTTCTACAAGGAAGCGGACCCATGGTTGATCTGTTGCGCAGTGAGTTCACGAATGCGCGTACACTAATTAATAGTCGCAGACATAATAATAATGTGAATACAAGTGTATTCCTTCAGCGAAGCGCATATCTAGGAACAGGGCGTGGTGGTGCAACACAAACACAAACCTATGCTCAAGACCCAGCAGGAGTTCATGTAGACTCCGCATTTCCTCCGCCACCTCCTCCTTTCATGAACGCGGCACAACGAGCAATTTCAGTATCAATGTCTACAATTATCGGTACCCCTCAGAATCCAGCAGGAGTTCATGTAGACTCCGCATTTCCTCCGCCACCTCCTCCTTTCATGAACGCGCTGCGAGCAATTTCAGTATCAATGTCTACAAATATTGGTACTCCTCGTCGCCCTCGCCGAGTATCAGCAGTTCGTAATATCCCTTAGACGGTGTCGCTTGAAAAATTGTCTAGTTACAAAGTAACTGATAATTAATTTTTCAAGGGACTTTGTCGCTTGAAAAATTGACCTAAAACTTTTTTACATAATCCCTCAGAGTAAGATGTCCACCATGTCAACCCCCCTCCTAGATGGAACTGGTTCTATCCAAATGCTAGATGTTTTCGGAAATGATCTTACAGTGGTGAATGCGGCGCGTGTATCTTTTGCGAAGGAGTCTACAGTGATTACTGAGGCAGATAAGAAGTTGATTAAGTATCTCGCAACTCATGGACACATTTCACCATTCTTCCATCCGCAGATTCGCCTGCGACTTAAGATGCCAATCTTTGTAGCACGTGAATGGTTTCGCCATACAATTGGCTTTGCGCGCAATGAGGTGTCTCGCCGCTATGTAGACACGGAACCAGAAATCTTCCTGCCTGCGGAACTTCGCGCACGTGATCCTAAACTCAAGCAGGGTTCCAAGTCTGAAAGTATTGAGGACAATGACGAAGTTGTGAAAGAGTTGAAGCATTTCCATGCGAGCGCATTGGATGCTTATAACAGCCTCCTTGCGAAGGGTGTTGCGCCTGAAGTAGCTCGTGGAGTTCTCCCTCAAAATATGTATACTGAGTTTATTGAGACCGGTTCTCTATACGCTTATGCGCGGCTTTGTAATCTACGCCTAGACCCATACGCACAAAAAGAAATTCGTGAATATGCGACTGTTCTGAGTGATCTTATCGCGCCGCTGTTTCCAGCGTCTTGGCCACATTTAGTGTCTTCTGCTGTTGCTGTTGCTGCTGTACAAACAGCTTATCCAACGTCTGTTGTGCCAGAGACACTAGGGGTATCGGTATAAATGTATACGTTCCATCTACATTTCTCTCAAATAGGAGTCCTGTAAGGGGTTCCTTATAAACAAGTCGTTTTTTATATTTAACAGTGGTTAGTATGTGGCCTTCTCGTACCTCTTTGATATCAGTGATAAGCTCATCCGTCTGATAATATAGAATTGGCTTTGGTTGTTGTTGTGGTTGTGGTTGTTGTTGTTGTGGCTGTTGTGGCAGCTGTTGTGGTTGTACTGTCTTCTTACGTGGAGTACCCATGCGAATGCTGTCAACAACCTTATTATGTGCGTCTACTGCTTTTTTAAACACCTCTTTCATGTCGGCTGGAGGGCCATAGAGTTTCAATGAATCCAAGAACCATTGCGTTGGTCCAAAGATTTGGGAACCCTCTGGAATTATTTCATCCACGCGTCCATGTCTAGAATTTTCACATCCCTTACAGATGGTTTGATTGGAATCTGTTGTGGCAGCGCAACGATATTCTAGGTAAAATTTTGTTTTCCCATCGCCAAAAGTGAAACCTTCATCTTTGGTGATGCGACCGAGACATTGTTGCAGTTGTTGTAGCGGCATTTGTATGTGAGTAGTATTTAACGTAGTAATAGTAGTTCAATTTTTGGTACTTATTGAAAGACGAAAATAACTTCCTTCTTCTATTGTAATAATATCCTTTTTAAATGTTGTGATTGTTAATAATTTAGTTTTTCCGACCGCAGGGTCTGATATAAACATTGTATATTCTAGTTTATAAAATTTGTTCGGTTCAAGAGAGTTTAATGTATCTGTAACATTCAAATCGTGCCAAAAAGCATTCTCTATAGGACACTCAATAATATTTCTATTTGTAACAAATTGTTGGGCTCTCTCTATAATTTTGTTTTCAATAACACTGAAACTATTCATTTGATACATCAAATTTGGAAATATTATATACCAATTATCTTTCTTCATAAGTCTCCACCAGTGTGAATCAATGAAAAACCTATTTGTATATTTTCTTTCGAGAAACACCTTTCCTTCATTATAATTTTTTAATAGAGTTTCAAAATATTCGGATTTTACAAGATATGACGCTGTAGAACAAGATTGTGAAATCTTATATGTATTTAAATCAACATTTACATAACAACCGCCAAATAAAATTACATCCCAATTTTTAGTTAAAATTGTTTGTAAGTTATCGTAGCCTATCTTACTATGATTCCACTCTATATCGTCTTCTAAAATTAAAACATTTTTCCATTTATTCTGTATTGCCATTTCCAAAACTGCAATATGGCTACATGTACATCCCAAGTGGCCTCTAGTGGGCATATCTATCGCATTAAATCTTATAACTTTATCGCCAAATGGTTTCACAAACTCTTTCATATGTTCATTCCTTTCTGTAGAGCGTTCTAGATTGATATATACTACCTTGTCTATGAAATTCCAATCCATGTGTTACTAAGATGTTAGAAGTTTATATAGTTGGTAATAACCTAGTATACTCTAAATATACTTCAATTTTTTAATATTTCAACTCTTTAATTGTATTATTTACTACACAGCCTTCAAATTTTACAGGGGGCTAATTATATCTAACAATACGAACACTTCCTTCTAGTTCTATAAATTGTTTTACCATATCCATTAATTGTACTTTCTCACTGCGTGTTGGAAAGCCTACTGCATGATGAAATAATGCTTTTATACTCTTGGTTTCAGGACCAAAAATCACAAATTCGTCTGGTATAAATGTCATATCTATTTGTGGTTGTAAATGTTGTAAAACTGTTTGATCTCCGAATTGTAGATCTTTCTGAGTGTGTAGTGTAGCATCTACTTGTTCAAGAATTTTAATAAATTTTGAAGCATATTCACTCTTTAGAATATAGAACCCACTATTTAAATTATTTTGAGTATCTTCCCTCATAAAGGCTACACTTTTTGGCTGAGACATAAACCATGAAATTAAATGATTCCATTGTTGAGCATTTTTCATAAAGAAATGAATATCGCAATCTGAAAATATAAAAATAGAATTTTGTATAGACCTCTCTAAAAACTCATGTAGCATTTTTATAACAAATTGTATCTTATAATGAATAATTCCTTGCCATGCCGCTGATCCGGCTTGAGTATTCGCACCAGTCTCAATATTTTCAACCTTATGAATTACATGTTTAATATCATATTTACCGCGATAGACTTGAATAGTATTTTGAAGGCTTGTATCGAATATAGTATTAAATGGTTCATAATCAGGTGTACTAAAGGCGCGAATATAGAGATCCGGTAAAGGCTCTGGTAGGGGCATGGTCTCCATTACACACAATCCCCATAAACCTTTAAAGTCCTTGCACTCGGATCTGTCGCACCCTCAGACCATCGCGGCATCCAAAAATAAGGGATTGTCAGATGCTCGTAAAAACTATCATAGATCTTTCTGTAATAGTATGCCTCCAATGTTGTTGGCGTAAGATGATGAAACCTCTCAGATAACTCAGGCGCAGAAGGCATCACTGTTGTCTGCGCAATCCGCTCCTGGGCCTCCTGATACCACGCCTTCTCTTTGCCGCTTACACCATCCGAGAAAGCCTCCTTTCGCCTCCACAGAACATCTTGCGGAAGAAGTGGATCAGTAAGGGAATCAAACGCAGAACGAAGAAGAGCCTTCTCAGGCTGTGAACTGGAGGGGCGAAGAAGACTCGTTGGAATACTCCTCGCCACTGCGACAAACTGTTTATCCAAGAAAGGGGTTCTCGGTTCCAAACCATGGCTTGAAATACTGCGGTCTGATCGCAGGACATCAAAATGGTGAATATCCTTCAATAGGCGATCCACTTCAGTCTCAAATGCTTCATCTGTAGGGGCATTATAGAAGTATAGATACGATCCAAATACTTCATCAGATCCGTCACCATTAAATACAACCTTCGCGCCAGAAGGGGAGTTTTCTCGGATATACTTCGCAACTAACCAATTTCCAACAGAGGCCCTTACAGTGGTGATGTCTGGAGATTCAATTGCGCGGATAACTTCTGGAATCGCGGCAAAGAACTCATCAGGACTCGAGACTATTTCGTGGTGTGTGGAGCCTATGTGGTCTGCGACGAGGCGCGCGTACTTGAGGTCGGAGGATCCAGGGAAGCCAATACTGTAGGTTTCAAGAGGAGGACGACCTTGCTCCTTGAGTGAGCGTTGTACAAGGGCTGCAATGAGACTGGAGTCTAGGCCGCCACTTAGGAGCGCGGCGATAGGTCGTTCCGTCATAAGGCGCTTATTGACTGCGGCCTCAAGAGAGGTTCGGAGAGAGGAGGCAGCCTCTTTAGGGTCCGCATAGGATGGGTTCTTTATCCAAGGAGTTACATGATACTGTTGGAAGCGAAGACGTGGTAGATCGATTGTGTTTACGGAATATGTTGCCACATGTCCAGGTGGAAATGCTGACACATGATCAACATCTGGCGGAAGTGCCTTGATTTCTGAGGCAGCATAGAGTGTATTCCCAATAAAACCATAATAGAGTGGTCGCACTCCATAAGGATCTCGCGCGAGAACTAGAGTTTTGGTCTCATCATCATAGATTGCAATAGCAAAAACACCGTCAAGAGCTCGCGCCCATGCGACGAGGTCCTTATTAAGAGCCTTATAGAGGGGTCCAATAACTTCGCAATCACTGCCGCCAGCAAGAACATCTAGTCCGTGGCGCACCTCCAGTTCCTTATGATTGTAGATCTCTCCATTACACATCCATGTTAGAGTTTGTTGCGACCTCGTAAAAGGTTGCCCACATCCAGGCTTCAGACCATTAATGGCGAGGCGAGTAAATCCAAACCCCCAGTTGTTGTCCTTCCCATACTTCATAACTGTCTCTTCAGGTCCACGCGGTTCTATGGCTGCTACACAGGCTTTCGCAATTGCCATTTGCTGCGGTGATACTTTGGCAGTTTTGTCAACGCAGCAATAACACCAAATTCCACACATTTTGCCGTTTCAAATATCCTATAAGGGAAGTCATTAAGAGTTTAGACCGTTTTTGTGTTATCTATTTAGTTCTCAGACTCCCTTTGAATGCTAAAATCTCGTAAAAAAGTTGATAACGCGCAGGAGCCACTCCGTGCTATTGTTCTTGATAACGATGAGGCTAGTGGCTACTACCTACACATTTTTGACCTCTGGCAGACCTTACAGGAGACTAGTTTAGGTCGCGACCTATCGTTTCGGCAGATTCTGGACTTTTTCATTGAGAATTCTGAGAAGTATCATATTTTCCGCCCAGAGTTATTCACATTTCTTGAAACTTGTGTGGGTCTTCGTGATGAGGGGAGTATTGATGCGATTATAATGTATACGCATCAGAATTCGGAATTTACTTGGGACACCTGGTCAGTGCCAGCATTCCTTTCTGTGCTTATGGGGCATATTCTTGCCTTGAAGATGGGTAGACCTTTAAAACGCCGATTATTTGATTTCGTTCTTACTTTACCTCCTGAAGCGAACCAGAAAGACATAAACGGCTGGACAGTGAAAACATTTGACCGGATTCTGAACATGTATCCATGGAAGCCACGTGATATTCGTAGCATTCTGTTTGTGGATGATCATGCGAGTCCAAAGTATATCGAAGCGGATTCAATAAATTCAGACAAGAAAGATCTGTCTTCATGGTACAAAGTGAGCCCTTACAGGATAGCTTATGGGGCTGGTGTATATCGCCAGATGATTGGAGATCTTGTTACCAGCGTAGGACTTACTGTGCCTACGCTCAATGATGAAGATAAGGTTGTGATTGATAGGGTGGCTTCTGAGGCGTCGCGAGAAGGCTCACCTGTTCCTAGAAATGCTACTTATTTTGCTGCAGATAGAACATTTATAGATTTGGATATGTATGTGCGTGAACGGTTTAGAGACAGAAAGAGGTTGTCTAGTAGTACATAATGTCTGAGGATTCGCCATACAAGACACGAGAAGATCGTGTCGCGGAGGGGGTGAATATTCTTAAGCAACTTCTGGGGACTGGTGTTACAAAGGATGATTCTTCGTATCTCCAGGTGAAGATATTCATTGATAAATGGATTGCGGATGGCCTTACAGTGGAGGAGAGTGTAGAGTTTCCGCGTTATGGTCGGCGGCTTGTTATGACATTGCCACGAAGAAAAGAGCGTGTTGCGGAGGCAGTTTTTAAGATTGTTAGGAGGAGGTAAGCTGAGCGAGCAGCGATCCTTTCTAATAAATACTCGTGCTAGCAACCTTCTCATAGAGGATTGCACTCGCTTTCATTCTTTCCAAAAGAGTTGTTATTGTGCTTGTCTCAATACCAATAATAACTGGTCCTGTTTCCTTATTAATTAGTTTCGTGTAACGGAAGTAGATAATATCATCGTTCGGTCCTAGAATATTCTGTACGAAGTTTTTCAATGCTCCTGCTTTCTGAGGAAATTCAATGCGGAAGTAATGTTTCAGCCCCTTATAGATAAGTGCCCTTTCAAGAATTTCTGGCATTCGAAATACATCTGAATTTCCTCCAGAGATAATACATACTATATTTTTATTTCGGAGATCTGTGCCGAGTTCGATCTCTTCTAGGTCTAGAGCGCAGAGTGAAAGAACACCAGCTGGTTCAATAATGTAGCCGTTTTCATTATACATTTCAATAATTTTGGAGCAGACATGTCCTTCATCAATTACTATCATTTTATCAAGATTTTTCTTACAGATAGGATATGTTAGAGTTCCAACAGTCTTCACAGCAGCACCATCCACAAAAGTGTCAATCTTTCCAAGAGTTACAACGCGGCCATATTCGATTGCCGCTTTCATAGATGGAGCACCACGAGGTTCTGTGCCAATAATCTTCGTTGTTGGTGAAACTTCTTTAATATATCTTGATACGCCAGCGGCCAATCCTCCTCCCCCTACAGGAAGTATTACATAATCCAGTTTGACACCTTGCTGTTGTGCTTGCGCAAGAATTTCATAGCCAACTGTCGCCTGGCCTTCAATGACTTTTTCGTCGTCAAACGGATGAATGAATTCTTGGTTATTTTCAATGCTAAATTGTTTCGCTACTTTGAAGCATTCGTCGAAATTGGCGCCAACTAGATTAATATTTACATACTCTTTTCCGAATTGTTTTACTTTGTTGATTTTCTGCTCTGGGGTGATTGTTGGCATGAAAATATTGCCTTTCATTCGGAGCCTTTCACAACTGTATGCGACACCTTGCGCATGATTGCCAGCACTACATGTGACTATTGGGTTGTTATTGTTATGAGTTTGTGGTAGAGATGAGATCTTATTGAATGCGCCGCGAATCTTATAGGAACGGACAGGGGTCAGATCTTCTCGCTTCAAGAAAATATTCGCATTATATTTCTTGGAGAGAAAACTATTCAATTCAAGAGGAGTTTCAGCGAATAATGACCGGATATTTACTAATGTTTGGATTGCTTTATTGGCTGCGGCGGCGTTCATGGTATTACCAACTTGGAAATACGAAGAAGGCTGTGTATGTTCATCAATTTTTAGCTCTTGGATACCAGTGCTTAACACCTCTGACGTTTTGTAGGGGCGCCTGTACCGCCGCGTATTGTAAATCGCGGCCTCTTAGTTCCAGAAATCTGATAAGTTTGTTTATGTTTGTATATGGCTGCCAGAACAGCGTAGTTGAAATCGGCAAATGACTCAAATGTTCTTCCATGGATGTTTTGTCCAACGAGTGTCCATAGATGGCATGCCTGTGAAAAATCTTGAACCCTGATGACAAGTTCGTAACATCTCATGAGGTCGCAATATGTAAGGGATTGTATTATATGTTGTGCTTTTTGGTAATTATAACGGAGATCGTCTAACATTCTAGCCGCTGTCCGTTAGGAAGTTTTTTGCGCGGTTTGTTAACCCGCAGTAAAATTGTTCTAGTTATGTAGATATATGGAAGCTGTCGCCACTGTTGCCCTTTGTATTATATGTATAAAACCAGATCCCTTACAGGTAGTATTTTATGGCTCTCTTGCTGACAAGTATGATGTTTATTTTGTATGTGACTCTGTTGATTTGGAGGTGTCTGCTGAGACTCATACTCATGTGAAGATTATACAAATTTCAGACGATGTCTGTAAGGGTGCTGGTTTTATTAATAGTGCTACCACAACTATTGAGAAAACTCCAATAGGATGGGATAAGGCTCTTTATTATTTTTCGTCGGTTATTGTTTCTGACAAATCGTATGAACATGTTTGGTTCTTGGAGGATGATGTTTTTGTGCCGGCGAAAAACACATTGAGTAATATAGATTTAAAATATGGACTTGATCTTGGATCTGGCTCTGCTGCGCCAGATCTACTTATTCGTGGTTCTAAATCGTATCACGAAGATAGAGGATGGAACTGGTGGTCGCATATACCTAGAAGAAACTTAGCGCGATCTTATCATGAAATGATCTGCTGTGTTCGTATGAGTAGTAAGCTATTGGCTGCTATTGCTGATTATGTTAAAACTAATAAACAACTATATTTCATTGAAGTTTTATTTCCAACGTTGGCAAAAAATGGTGGATTGAATGTTAAAATAATTCCAGAATTAGAGTTTGTTTATTATAGACATGATTTCACGGACTCTGATATAAAGGCAGATCGGATCTATCATCCTGTGAAAGATATGAAAATACAAGAGGCTTGGCGTAGCAGTATACTGTCGCTTACATGTAATTAGCTCGGAAAGTATCAATATCAACAACAGGAATTCCGCGGTCAATTGCTTCCTTCACCTTCCCTGTAAGGTCTGTTGGATCCTTCGCCACAACTGTAGTGGTTTTTCCTGATACGGATGTGGACACCTTTCCACCTTGTGCCTCAATCTGTGCCTCCAGAGCCTTGTCACGAACTCCTGTGAAGACAATGATCTGTCCTGTGAGGGATTTTGTAGGAGCTGTTGTTGCGACTGTTTTTGCTGTTGTCGCCTTCCCTGGAGGCACTACAGGAGCTACCCTACAAGGCACTCCAATTTCCTCCATGAATGCGAAGAACTCTGGGAGGCCATCTAAGAACTGGCGAGCAGTAATAGGCCCAATCCCTGAAATACCAGCCACCTGTGCCTCTGTAGGCTGCCAAGCAGCCCCCTCCAGAATCTTCGGATACGCCTTCACAATTGTCTTGAGTTTTGTGGACCCAACAGTCCGCCCAAAGAGGTTGGAGGCATGCATGAATGTCAGGCAGTCTGCGCGCCCCACCGCATCGCGGATCTCTTTCACCACTTTCGCCGCCGATTTCGCCTGGAAACCTTCAAGGAGGACTAGATCCGCCTCTGTGACCTTTAACATCTGCGGAATACTCGTGATTCCCCCTGCGTAGAACTTCTTCACAATTCCTTCCCCTACCCCCTTCATCTCCAACTTGGACGCGAAATACTCCATACGCTTGACAATAACCTCTTCCGCTGCTCCTACATCCTTCAAGACCGCGTCTACATGTGTTGCGTTCCAATCCCAAGGAGTTTTCGCCTGGTCTGGGAGAGAGGGTAAGCCATTCGCAGAAGGACTCAGAATCTTGTGAACATGCGGAATCACATCACCGCTGCGAATAATTACAATGCGGCTCCCTGGACCAATCTTGTTCTGCTCAATGAACTGCGCATTAAATCCTGTCGCCTTCTGGATGGAGGCACCAGCAAGTGTAACAGGTGGAAAGTGAATCAGTGGCTTCAAATAACCATCCTTTGAGGGATTCCATTCAACTTGTGTGACAATTACTTCTGCCTCTTCGTGGGTCAAAATGGACTTGAAGGCAAATGCGTAGGCTGGATTCTTCCCTGCGACCTGATTGTGCTCCGCGTCATGAAAGATTACAATTCCATCAATCTCGTAGGCGCTGGTGGCTCGGCGGTCCATGAGAAGCCCTGAAAGATTCTCCATTGAGAGGTCTGTCGTCTTCGCCTTATTGTGCCAGACAGTGTGGAAACCTGCTGCTTCCAAGTTAGAAAGTCCCTTAGAGAGTGTTGTGCGAGGAGAGAGTTGTTCATATGCGACGAACTCTACAATGGATGCGAGATCCTTATCAGGATGCTTTGAGTGCATTACACCGGCGACGGCATTTCGCGCATTAGCACCCTTTCCTTTGGTCTGCCAATTATGTTTAGAGATGATGAGTTCCCCTCGGATCGCTGTTGGGTGTGTAGCTGTTGGATGTGTTGTTGGTGTAGCTGTGGGGTGTACAGAGGCAGAAGAGGTCCCCTTCTTCGGATGCTTTGGAACGCCTTGGATAAACGGAATAATATGACTGATATCCTGACCCTGATACCCATCACCACGCGAGTACATATAGATACGTCCTCCTGCTGCGTATACCAGGAGAGCTGAATTGCCATCTAACTTATCTGATACAACCACTTCTCCTTTATGCGCTGCCTTCCACTTCTCAAGAGTGCCAGGATCCTCACGAATCTTATCAAGGCTTCCCATCCAATAAGGAAGTTTCACCTTATCTCCTGCTGCGACAGTTGCGCCAATCTCCTGGAGCGCAGGATTTGTCGGATCTCGCTTCGCTAGATATGTGCGCGCAATGTCATACATATCATCCGTAATTACTGGTGTTCCCTTATAGTATTGATATGCGGAGTCGCGGAGCAGTCCTGCGATTTCCTCCGTTGTCTGGGACTCTAGGAAGGGAATTGGATTTGTGGTGAGTTTAGCGAAGGAAGTGTTTGCCATTTTTATAGTTGATGACTTTGTATTATTTCGTCGCGTCGTGTTCAATTTTTGCGCCTTGTGCTTTGCAGCAGACTTTGGGCTGCTAGACAACCCTTCTGCGTTTTGCGGCAGGGGCACAGTCTTCTTTATTCTCTTCACCTTGAGGGTCTTTCCTTGTTGCTTCGCGTTTTTTGCTGCCGCCGCCACTGCTGGATCCAACTCCATAAGGGTTCTCTACAGACCACGCAACAAGATTATTCTCAAAGGATTGTCGTGTGTCAAAAGCTTCTCGCGCAGCACTATCCGCATCTTTATTCTCTCCGCGCGGAATATGTCTGAACCCCAATGTATCAAATATTGGCAATAATTCATCAATCTCCTCCAGAAGTTCTATATGTGTCTTTGTTCGTCCTTCCACAACAGCATTTATAACAGAAGTCGAATCACCTTCTACCATAAGATTTAAGACTCCGTGCTCAAGAGCCATCGCAAGCCCTGATTTCAGAGCGAGAAACTCTGATTCATTGGAGTCGCGTATCACATCAGGATGATAAATACCACTCTCTATAAGGGGAACGCGTTGGTTCTTGTAGAATGGTGAAAAAAGCATGAGACCGCTAGTTGAGATGCCAGGGTTCGGTTTCGTATTTCCGTCAAAACGCAATAAATAACATTTTGTGTGTTTTAACGCCCCTGACAAATATCTGAAGGCTCCACTCATTTTTCTATCCTGTGGTTTAGAAGTTCCCTGGCGCTACTTGGAAGACTGTGAATCCAAGACGACGTGCGTGGTTCACAACAGAGTTGCGATCATCCAGCATAAATTCAATATAATACTTCTTACTTAGATCTCTCCACATCTCTTCCTTCACAATATAATCAGGCCTCTGGTCACCAACTGGCCGCATATGAAGAGATTTATAAGGAATCTCATATTTCTCTAACCACTTCTCTGTAGCAGCCCTTGATTCGTCACTTCGCCCTGAGCAAAGAATAATTCTATAATTAGCAGCATCAAGAATCTTCACTGTGTTATATACTGGTATATTAAGAAGATCTTCCCCTACACGACTCCAATCGTATGGATTCCGCCCTGTATTCAGAGCAAGTGTCCCATCAATATCAACAACAATAGCAGAATAATTATTCAGATTTTGACAAATAGGATTGTATGATACGGAGAATAGTTCCTCCAGAAATGGCTTCAGAGCAATTAGCTTCGCATTCTGTGAATGAATCACATCCGCACTCACTTTCCTTGTCCGCCCTTCACACCGAGCAATAGCATCTTTCAAAGAACACTCCACTACCTTATATGTGAATTTCGCATCTGGGAACCGAGTGAAGAACCCCTTAATAATCTTCTGTGTCAAGTTTGTATCATCTACAATTACATTATAACCTGCTGCGGCGGCTGCCTCAATCTGCGCATACTCAGCGGCTGTAACAAGTTCTTCCTTCTGACCAAGTTTTGAACTCTCATAGTAGCGCCCCATATCCTCTGGTTCATAACCAAAGAGTTGTTCGCGAATCTTGTCCCTTGAGACAATAATTGTAGTTGGTTCTGTATTCAGCATCTGCTTTGCCAGATGGCTCTTCCCTGAACCTGAGATACCTACTAGAATTGTAATTGTTTGGGGCTGGTGCTTAGAAGGTGTGTCGCCTCCAACAACAGGAGAAGGGCCCCATTGCATCTTCTCATTTGTAACTGGCTTAATTTCCTTACAGATGTGTGCGAAGCAATCCTTTCCTGACCGCATCGCAAAGAGAATACCCTTGCGAGGGTGCTCAGAAATTGCTTGCGCAAAATCCCTTTGCGCGAGGGACTTGAAAGTCTGAAGTTCCTCTGTAAGGGTATTCATCAAAGTATCATGCGCCGCTTGGAGACTGGTCCATTGCTCCTTTACCCAAGTATGGAACTCATCTGGTGAGATTTCTAGGAGGTCTGCTAGAGGCTTCTTCTCGCAGAACCAATCATAGACAGTTGTTGTGGAGAGATTTGTAGCAGTCCGATGAAGTTCAAGATAGTTCTCAAACTTGATCTTCATTCGCTCACCGGTGCTAAATCGGATCACAAATCCCTCGTGGTTTGCCCAGTCTAGAGAGTGGAGTTGTGAGTATTCACTATATTCTGGATACGAAGGGCATACTGGAAATCCTGCTTGTTGGATCTCCTTAACTGGAGGGGGAAAGATCTCCTCGCCAGATTTCTTGAACGCCGCGAGGAAGTAGAGAGCCTCCTCGGATCCATAGTCAATTACAATACGATTTTCAGGAAAGATAATCTCAAAGACATAACTCGTATCCTTGTCTAGATCTGAAATATTATACATTTTAGAAAGCATTTGCTGCGCCTTGATGGCTTGAGGACTTGTGAAAGATCCGCGAGATGAGATGATCCATTGTCCCTTATAGTTGAATAGAATACCGAGAGATCCATCCATCTTTTCCCAGATAGTGAATGTTTCCGTTGGAGTATAGAGTTTCTCACCCTCATTCCAGAACTTGCGGAAAGAGCGGCCAACAATCTCATTTGTCTCGTTATCTGTTACGAGGCCGCGGCAGAGTGTTGTCACATCATCCCAGAGTTCCTTATTATACTGACATTCTGGAGAGTAGTTCCAGATTGTGAGAGGAAGCCTAGGATGATTCTGACTCTTGATGAGGTGGCGAGCCTTATAGTCCGCAAGAACAATGGGGTCTACATGAGTTGTCCACATTTTGTCTATGAGGGATTTTAGAGGATGAGTTATGTGTTCAAATTTTTTAAGCAGCTTTCATAAAATTGATTCTTGAGTATTCCCTTATAGAGGATTTAGAGCAAAATAACCACAAATGTATCGCGCAACTCCAACATTGTTTGACCGCCTACAAGGGCTACTTACATTTGCGAGTCCCAAAGAAGATGGTGCTGGTGGTCCATCCACTCCTAAGCCGCGAGTTCTGGTTGTTGGTTATGGATGGGGTGGCAAGGCGTTCAGTGACAACATTGACCGCGCAAAGTATGATGTCCATATTCTAACTGCGAAGCCATTCTTCCTAAATACCCCAAAGATGGTAGAGAGTATTGTTACCTGGAATAATAGTCTTGTTCGGAAGAAGATTAGTGCTCCAAATGTTCACTTTGGAACCTTGACAGGGGTTTTGCCTGGGCAGAATAAGATTGAATATACTACATCACAATCGCAATGGCAATCGTCTGGATTCCCAAAAATGCTGAAACCTTTCAACTATGACTATCTTGTTCTCTCAGTCGGCTCTGTACCAAATACGTTCGGTATTCCTGGAGCCGATTCTTGTAAATTTCTGAAGACATTTGATAATATGGCACTCTTGAGAGGGGAGTTGGAAGATGCGCGGAATGATAACAGTATTGTAAATATTATTGGCGCTGGTCCTACCGGTGTTGAATTGGCACTTTCCCTTACAGGGGATGGTCACAGAGTGCGGCTAATTGAGGCTGCGTCAGGAATTCTTGGAGGCTTCAGCGAAGAGACGAAGACTTTAGTAGAGAAGGAGTTGAAAGCCTATAAAGTGGATTTGAAACTAAATACAAAGATTGTAGGATTTGATAAAGACTTTATTCTCGCGGAGGGCGGAGCTAGTAAGGTGATTGAGAGGGGGATTGATATATGGACAAGTGGTGTTAAGCCGAGTCCAGCATTGGATGGTTTTACAGGGGGCGGACGGCTGAATGTTGATAAATTCTTGAAAATCACAGGGCACGAAAATATCTACGCTATTGGGGATATTGTTGCTGGGCCAGGAATGGGTCCACCTACAGCTCAGAACGCAAATGCGCAGGGGATCTTTCTCGCAAAACACTTCAATGAAGACTTTCGCGAAGAAGGTGGCTCTTACAAATATATTGAGAAGGGGCGAATTATTCACGGAGCAGGGGCAATTTATATGGAATATGGTGGTCGCACATGGAGCATTCCTAGAGGGCTTGGATTTCTTGTGGACTGGATTGTTGGAACTGACTCTTAGGATGTCTGTCTCACTAAGGAGAATGTTGTAATATTATGCTTTATAATATCTGTCGCGACAGTATAATAGAGATTTGACTCATTTTTCTTTGACGCAATTGTATAAGAAGGCTCTGCGCAATCAATAATCTTCTTACAGCCTTCAAGAGAACTTCCTACATGGATGGAATTTTCTATTTTGAGGGTTTTGATATAGTTTGCCGCCTCCTTTTCAATGTGTGGCTCCACATATAGGACTGTGTGTTTATTCGCTACAACTGTTTCGCGATTAGAGTACAGGTTCAACTCCACTGGGTGATTCACTAACCCACATGTAAGGGTCCTGTCTACTGGAAAGATCTCCCCAATAATGGAGTTGTATGTCGGCAGAAGAATGAAATCTACTGATGAGGCTTTGAGGGCTCCTACAGATGGAAATGCTATATGCTCTCCTCGGAAATTCTCAGTCACTGCTTCATGTGAAAATGTACCACGTCCAAATAGATAGCCGATCGTTGTAGTTCGTGTGACGGCTTCCAGATATTTTACCTGGAGAGTCTTGGAGAGTTCCATAATTTTCAGATATATGGGGTCCTTGAAAGTTTCCATTATTCCTTTTTCTACATTGCGGTCAATGATCTCATTGAGAAAATCGTTCTTATTATATAAGTATTTGAAAGGGTCTTCGCGATATTTAATAGCTGCGATATTTTCTGAGTGGGCGAGGCGCAGAGAAACATAGATCAACAGGAGTTCTTCTCTCGGATGTCCCTTACAGAGTGTTGCTACTTCAGAGTCCTCATGGAAGTAGAGTTGTTGCGGCTGTTGTTGTTGTCGCAACTGTACTTGTATTGGTGCGAGTTCTTCTTTGGTACGTTCAGAGTAATTAAATGTGTTATGAAGAATGTTGTAAATACATATGTCTAAATGTCGGATTTTATCTCGCGCGGCTCCTAGTGTTGTATCTTTATTTGATATGAGAGTCATATTATTGAGAATATGTAAGAGTGATTCTGTCGTTTCAAAGTCAATACATGCATCTGTAATACTTACACCTTTTTGGATAGTATTTGAGAGTTTTTGTGCACCCTTGTGAATATTTGACTCTAGCATGATACCCCTTATAGGGGTATTTGTATGTGACTGACCAAGGTGTTGGCGGCGTGTATAGATTGCGACGAGGATTTGGCGATTGTATTCTTTTTGGGAATTTCCGTGGGAGCAGTCGACGATGATTCCTGTGGAGATTTTCTCTTTGGCGAGAAGTTGCGCGACTGCTCCCACAGTGGCTTGGTCATAGTTCGGAGCATGTTGGCCGCCGCGGAGAATTAAGTGTGCTGCTTGGCTACCCTTTGTAATTACTTGGCTCACTTTGCCTTCATCATCAATTCCTAGAAAGTTGTGGCTGTACTGTGAGGAGAGAATGCCGTCAATTGCTTTCTCATAATCGCCTGAGGTGAGGTTCTTGAAGCCAATAGGCATTGATAGACCGGATGCGAGTTGTCTGTGGATTTGGCTCTCGGATGTGCGCGCCCCAATTGCTCCCCAGGAGACGAGGTCCGAGAGATATTGTGGAGTGATTGTGTCCAGAAATTCACATCCTATAGGGATTCTGAGATTCGTGATTTCTAGGAGAAGTTTTCGCGCTTGTGTGAGACCTTTATTAATGTTGAAAGTGTCATTCAGGTCTGGATCATAGATGTAGCCTTTCCAGCCTGTCCTGGACCGAGGCTTCTCAAAATAGACTCGCATAACTATGAATAGGGTTTGGTTGTTGTCTCGGAGGGTTTTTAGGCGTTTCGCATATTCTATGGCTGTGTCGGCGTCATGAATGGAGCAGGGGCCAACTATTACCAGGAACCTCTTATCTTTCCCTAAGAGGATGTCTGTTATTATTTGCCTTGATTCTTGAATGAAAGCTGTGTCATCTTCGGAGCGAATATATGTGGAATTTAATATATTTGGAGGAATAATCTCCTTTATCTGCGCGATATTTGTGTTCGCTGTGTTCACGGTCATCTTAATTATTGAATGTGTTGGAAGTTTAGACTGGTTGTGCTATAACGTCTACGCTATTAAATTAACGACTTAGACGGTATGGGGTTGTTATGGGGTTGTTATGGGGTTGTTATGGGGTTGTTATGGGTCGTTGTTGTGGGGTTGTTATGGGTCGTTGTTGTGGGGTTGTTATGGGTCGTTGTTGTTGCTATGGGTTCATCACAGATCAATAGAGTCCTCATTACGTGTCTTGAAATATGCGCGCACATCGTCGCGGAGTGCGACTTTGCCACGATAGAACGTCAGCACACCCTGCCAATCCTTGTGGAGGTCATAGCTGGGCTTGAAGTGGTTGTCCGTGAGGATCTGCCAACGCTGCTTGTACTTGCGGTTCGCCTTCTTGCCATGCCAATAGTGGAAAATCGTCCCCTTGATATAAGAGATATCCTTGTGAAGACGCAGGGCGCGCTCCTGCCACTGGAGGACACTTGTGCGATAATCGTGGGTGACTGACTTTGGTAGCGACTGCGCACCCTCACCTATAAGGGAACATGCCATATGATGATCGGCCGCACCAACAATCGCGTAGTCAATTAGACCTCCAATAGTATTGATCGCCTCACGCGTAGCAGCCCACGCATAACCAGGATGCCAGTAAGAGCCAGCTATGTTTTTGCCACTTGTGGAGGCGCTACTCGTGTAGTAATAACCATTGAGCTCATCATTCCCACTTTCGCCACTAACAGACTTGTTTGTACGAGGAATACCATTCTTATAACAGTAGACAAAGCCCTTCGCAGTATTCATAATCTCATGGTCAGGGCCAAGATCAATAGCATCCTCAAAGAGTTGAACAACACTGTGGTGCTGGAGCTCGTGAATAGTCTCATCCACCCAATCAGGGCGCGTAAAATTAATATCAGTATCAATCCAAGCAACATACTTCCAGTCCTTGGGCAGATTGCTAATACCAATATTAATCATATTCTCCTTGTGCCAAAGAACTGTGTCTGAACGGAGCTGAACCTTAATTGGTACATCTAGAGAATCTGTTTCAAAGTTGCGGTCACCATACGCAATCTCAACAACACAGAGATTGACACCATAGTTCTTCATGCGACCAATGAACTCATTGAATAGTTGATGGCGCTTCTTGTAGCGCATAGGGTTATTCAGGACAGCAACCACCCAGAAATTATCTCGGAGATGCGAGGCGCTAAGAGATGATACTGGCGCATTTGAGGATGGTGCAGCGGAATATGTATTAGATCCGCCATAAATATAGTTATTCCCATAAAGAGACATTATATTTATAATTTCAAGTAAATTGTTTAGATAGTTTTTGCGGAAGATTCGTCGTCGTCATGATCGTGGCTCTGCTGACCTCCACCACCCGAATAAAATCCATCCTTCAATGGGGCAGCAAGTTCAGGACAATCTGAAGGATGATGTGCTCCATTTTGACATACCTCACAGAGGATTGGTTGTATGCCACTGCCACTGCCACTGCCACTGCCGCTGCTACTGTTACTGTGGTTATTCATTCTAGGGCTTAATACGAAATTACTATTTAGACCTAGAATGTCACAGACTTTTGTAGGATTCACTCCGAGTATTCGCAAGACTATTATCCTTTCACACTATATGGTTGTACAAAATCTGAAGTATGAGCAAGGACATATTGCTTCTGTAACCTATGATGGCTCTTCGCAAAATTACACAGAGGCTGTGGCATCTGTAATTCCAAAAATTCAAAATCTCCCTTATGCTTCCCTTATAGAGTGTGTGCTTGAGACAACTAAGGGTACTATGTTTTTTGATATGAGTATTGATAGGGTGAAGCGAGTTGTCATTGAGAGGCTGGGGCAGCCTCTTATTTTTATTGAGAATAGTGGATTGAATGCTACGAATGCTGCGAATGCTGCGAATCCTATCATAGATGATTGTAGTATTTGTATTGATTTGTCAGATATTATCAAACAAAGTGAGAGAGTTTCTTTACGTCTTAGGGATTCGGAGACAAGTTGGGTCTATATACTTGGATGTGGATGTATTACTCTATTTGCGGTGGCGTCTCTGATTTCGTCTAGAAGCGGATCTGTGACGACTTCCAGTGACCTTACGCTTCTTCGTCTTTAGAACAGTTTTGCGGTGCTTGTTCCTTCTGCCGCCTTTTGTTGTTGCAGACACCTTCAGAACAATAGGCGCAAGAGCATATACATCGCGCTTAGATCCTCCCTGACAGTGGTCAGCACTCACAATATCTACTTCGCGGCCTGCGTAATTCATTGGATTATAGTTATTTCTTGTAGCAGGGCGCATAACAGACGCAAATGTAGCGACATTCTCTAGCGCACGGAGGCGCGATAACTCAAAGACTTGCGCAGACGGATTTGCTATCGCCTTCACAATATCAGAGAACCTTACAAGGTATTGGGCCGCAGAACGGAGAAGTATATATGCTGTGTCTGGATAAATATCGTCAATTCTAGGCGCTCCTGTTAATTCCTTATTACATTCAAAAAATATTCCACTGTAATCATCAATTGTGCTTTGGATATATTCACGCGAAATGCGCAAGAAACTATTGCCCTTTTTGAAGTATAGGTGTTCTGTGTCAGCCGCGATCTCCTCTAGCGTGAGCGAGACATCACCAGCTTCATACGCATCAAATACTTGAAGAGGAACCGAAACGCTCACATCTTTGGGTTCTATCTGTTCAGTGGAGGGTTGAGTATTCTTTACACGGTTCGCAAGTGTTGTGTTATTGGCTCTATTGTTCGCTCTAGTTATTGTTGTGTTACCTCTGTTGTTGTAGCGGTTATTGGCTCTGTTATTGCCTTCGTCGTTAGTATTTGTATATTGATTATTTGGCCTATTATTTATATTGCTTGCGTAGTAATTTGTTTGATATTGTTGCGCAGATGGAGCAGCGAACCAGTTGTATGCGCCTCTATTACTTCCAGGCACAGTCACAGTAGGCTTCAACTCATTATATAGATCTTCTCCAAGTTGCTCTTTCTTCGCAATGTTATATGCAAATGTCATATTTTCATCATGTATGTTCTTGTCGGCGCCCTTGGATAAGAGTAGCCTCACAAGATCTTGCCGCTGCTCATTTGTAATTTCATAGGGAGCATTGCTTACTGCTACCATTAGCGGCGTCTCTTTGCGACTTGTTGGCATTCCATTCACATTTGCCCCTCTTTCTATAAGGGTCTTTGTGACTTCTGTCGCATTATTTTGAATTGCGCGAATAAGGTGTGTTTTTCTAGACATAGGTAGATTTACATCAAGTGTTGGCGCCTTTGCAATGATCAGAGCCTTATCAAATTGTGCATTTTCCAATGCATTTATAAGAGGTGAATTGCCATCATCGTCTTTTATATTTGGATCTACCCCTTTTGCTAAGAGGGCTTCAACAACCGCAGTTGCTATATCATCATTAAATTGTCTGTTGTCGTTTTCATTTAAGAATGAAAAGAGATTTAGCGCGGTTCTATCATATTTGTTTTTCAGATCTAAATTTGTTGTTTTGTCTATCATTTTTTGAATCGTTGGCAATTTTAATTTCTTACAGTAAAAGGCAGACGCCATAAGAACATTGTTTCCTTGTCGGTCTTTCACATTTACATCTGCGCCGGCGTCTAGCAGAATGTTTACTATTTCATCAGTGCCACTTTCAACTTCACTCATGAGGGGAGTAATTCCATCGCTGGTAAGAGCATTGATATCTCCTCCTGCGCTAATAAACGCCTGAATACGTTGTCTTTTAGTCGATGTATTCAAACTACTATTTTGAAGTATTGCTTCAAGATTCGTCGGAGGCATTTAAGCGCCCTATCTAATTAGAAGTGTGTATTAAAACCCAGCATTAGAAAGAGTAGGACCTACATATGCTGCGAGATAGGTGTTAGATCCTGTACAATCCGCACGACCCTGTCTTGTGGCTTCGCGTTGTCCATACGTTGTGAAATTTATTTTACACCCAACAGATGTACATGAACCTGTAAGTTGACAGTTGCTTCCTAGTTTCGCTGAGCGATTTGCCAAATCAGAGTAAATAGCCTTCGCCTGATACGAGCGAATTCTGTCGCTGAAGTCCATTCTGCTATGAGGAGGATTTAAAAAAGTGAGATGTTTCCCTTATAGAGAGTTATGACCGTTCCTGTGGAGATAGACACGGATGTTGCTGCCGCTCCTATTCGCTACTATGACCTCCAGGCACAGATAGAGGTACTTCTTCGTGATATGACGGATAGAGAGTTGGAGGGGGCGACAATTGTTATAACTGCGATGCATTCATTCCTGGACAAGATTCATTTTCAGGAGAAGCGTGAACTGGACGCGCGAGCATTGGTGAAGACTGTGGAGGAACTCTTTGAGATTTGTACGGAGGAGATTATTGGGCGCGAGCTTCCTGAAAGCGAACCGAGCTCCTCTGAGTATACGTCAGTAAGCGAAAGCAGCGGGTGAGAGTTGTTTTTGCTGTAGAAAAATTGACCAAGTTTTACTTATAATATCTAAAGTAGAGAACAACATGGGGCTTGATCATTGGCTTGAGGCGTATAACCCAGCAGATTCTGAGAACGAGGAGACGCGAATTGGAACACCTTGGCGTAAATGGTGGAAACTTCAAGATCATATGGAGAGGCTCTGGCGAGAGAGGACAGGAAGCGATGAAATATTTAATTGTGTGAGTTTTGAACTGACGGCGGAGGATTTGGATGACCTTGAAGAGTGGATTCTGGAGAACCAAGATTCCGCATATTCATGGGCAGCCTTCGAAGATAGCGATGCTGAGAATGACACTTTCAAAACAGAGAATATGGAAACTCTTCAGGAAGCACGAATGTTCTTGGAAGAGAATCCTGGGTTTGTTATTTGTTATAATAGCTGGTGGTAAGCTTCGCGGCCCTTTATGGGTAAGCTTCGCGGCCCTTTATGGGTAAGCTTCGCGGCCCTTTATGGGTAAGCTGTTGTTCCACAACAGCGGCCCTTTATGGGTAAGCTTCGCGGCCCTTTATGGGTAAGCTGTTGTTCCACAACAGCGGCCCTTTATGGGTTAAGCAGCTGGAAAAAATTGTTATCTCTTTTTTTAATTATATTAGAAAATAAGATGACTAATACTTCATCATATTTGCTACAATTTGATGGAGGTGCTCAACCAAATCCTGGGGTTGGTGCCGGTGCTGCGGTGTTATTTAATAATGGTGTAGTGATTGGCGAAGTTGTGGAACACTATGATCATTGTACGAATAACTTCGCAGAGTATAATGGATTGATTCTTGGTCTAGAGATAGCCTTACAGAAGCAGATACGAAGTATCACTGTAGAAGGTGATTCAATGCTCGTAATTCAGCAGGTACAAGGGCGCTGGAAAGTTGCGGCAGAGGGATTGAAGCCTTTGTGTTTGAGGGCGAAGGAGTTGTTGGCGCGCTTTGATAGTGTTGTGGTGCGACACATACCTCGCGCACAGAATTCGCACGCGGACGCGTTGACACGAGCCTAAATGGGGGACTCCTTGTTATATATAAGAAGGCAAAATGGCTGCTCGTGGTGGTCTATTACAATTAGTAGCATACGGTCATATTGTTGCGATAGTTGATAGAGATATTGCGGTTCAACCATTCATTATACGATTAGCTAGACCTAGACCTCTAGGATTTCTAGAAAGAGTATTTGGTAGAAATCAAAATGAACATATTGAGTGAGTTGTTTGACCGCGCAAAGCGGATCATATTCACTATTTCTTCACCCTCGTTCTCTTAATCTTAATTATTACTGGTACACCCTGTGCCAGAGGTTGTGAGAGAGTCTTGAGAACGCTTGCCACAGATTCAATCATTGGGGGTGGAACAGCATTTCCAATCTGAACAACTTGGTCTTTCTTGCTCCCTGTGAATTTATAATCCGCAGGAAATCCCTGGATCTGCTTCAGTTCATCTGGGAGAAGTGTGCGAATATATGCTTTGCCATCAGGTTTTCGTAGCCCTACAAGAAGTCGTGGCTGATGGTCATATGTACAGATAATAGTCTTTGAGGGCGCATCTAAGTCTACAATTTCTGAATGAATTGGTGAGTCTCGCTTCGCACAAGAGAGAAGCGATGTATATGTTTTACCAGCATATTCCTCCGATTTTGTAGAGGCTTTCAAGACAATATAGGGGTGAGGGCTACTGCTACTGCCTGATGGCGGCTGCGCGTCTTGGGGAATAGGAATCGCATACGTCTCAAAATTATGGGGAACTTGTGCTACTGGAACTTCGTAAGCCCCCTCCATAGAGGCTGTTACAAATGTACGAAGTGTTCCTGCTTTTTCTGTCTTTGCTCTTAGGGCTGCGCCTTCTGCTGAGACTTGTGCCCAGAAACTCGCAGGATCAAATTGGGGCACTCGGCTCGTATCCCATCCAACAAGCAGAATACGCTTCCTCTTCTGCGGAACACCGAAATCAGTTGCTTCTAGCACTTGATAGGTCATATCATATCCAATCTCAGTGAAAGCATTCTTAATAAGAGTTAGCATAAGAGGGTCAGTCTCTTTAGGACCACTCTTCATTGTTGTGAGACCTGTAACATTTTCCCCTATAAAGAATTTTGGTTTCGTAATTTTGACAACACGCACAAACTGGTTATACATTTGATTCCGCGGATCATTTTCCTTTCGCTTTCCTGCGGAAGAGAACCCCTGACAGGGGAAGCCGGCAAATACAATGTCTGTTGTGGCGGCATAGGGTTCAAATACGGAGTCTGGGATCTTCGTAATGTCTGATTTGCCGTCTTCAGTCACAAGATGGACAGAGTCTGGGAAATTCGCCTTGTGGGTCTCCACAGCCGGCTTCTTGAATTCGCTGAAGGCGACAACTTTGTAGCCTGCTCGTTCCAAGCCAAGAGTATCACCGCCGGCTCCAGAAAATAGCGAGATTGCTTTTGCCATTTTTGCGACTTTATCTACTTAGTGCAGTCCGGAGTGCAGTCGGTCAATTTTTGACAGTCCACAATTTACTTCAACATGAAGTTCGGATTTCCAATACCCTGCCCAATATTCTTCCAGTGAAGACGAAACTCCATAGGTACCTTATAGGATGTCTTTTCAGACGGCTTCTTCAATTCAAGAATATACTGAAGGACGCTTGTGCTCTTTCCAATCTTTACTTTATCAAATGTAAGGGACATACATTGCGGCCCCTCAATCTCCTGCGCATAGTCCTTCGTGAGACAGATCCAAATATCTTTTTCTGCGAGACGCTTCTTTACTGCCGCCTCAAACTCCTTTTCATTGAGGCGATGGGTTGTAATGTACTTATTCTGAAATGCCTTCCATTCCTTTACAAGCTCATTCTGTGATGTCTTATTTTCAATAAGATGCTGAATGAGATTCCTCGCTCCTTGGAGTATCTTCGTATCAGCCAACATCTTTTCACGCGCATTTTGTCCCATAGTATAAATAACATTCTTATAACTCTGCCAGTCAATTTCACCTTGAATACTCTTCTGTTTCATGAAAGGTACAATTACTTCCTCAAAGTATTGCTTGATAATAACAGACTCACTATAAGGGCCCAAGAATGACTGAAACTCAATATTTTTTAGTTGACCCTGTAGAAATTCACAATATGCGTTCCAGGGTTTCAGTAGCAGTTTCTGACGAGCGGCGTATGACAACTTTTTATCAGTAGACTTCATTTCAATATTCTTCATTGTATCGCCATATTGAAAGCGGAAGTCCTTGCCCTTAAATCCACCAATCTGTTTAATTGTTGAAGGAAGTGTAGATCCATATTGTGTGTTCATACTTGCGATTAGAGAATTTGCTTGCGTGACACCGCATGGTAAAATATTATTAATTTGGTCTGATTCAATCGTTTCTCCCTTAAAGAGTCTATAGACGGTGAGTTCTCGCGCAACTGTTGTTGCTCCAGCAATATGACGACCATCCACCTTTGTTGAAGAACGCATATCCTTTGAGTGTATGCTCTTTACGCGAAGTGTTTCTTCTGCGATTTTCATGTATCATTTGAAATTTCAATTTTTTTACGCGCAAGCGGATCATATTCACCGAAATCATTTCGGCACTACTAGCATAGATAGATGCCACAATATACTTGCGCAAAATGCCAGAAGACTTTTGCGCAAATAGGCCACTACAATACCCACATTGGGCGGAAAAGACCGTGTAAAGCTCCTGCGATTGTTGAAGAACCAGTCGCAACAGTCGCAACAGTCGCAACAACAAATCCAACAACAACAACAAACCAGACAATTAAACCGCTACTCAAATATGTCGGTGGCAAGACACAGATCCTTAAAGAGGTGTTGACGCGATTTCCTCCTGCGTCGACAATTCGGAATTACTATGAACCTTTCGTTGGCGGTGGCTCGGTTCTCTTCGCATTCCTGGAGAATAATCCTGCGTTCAAAAATAAAGTAATAGCAGCAGATCTCAATCCGCGTTTAATTAACTTCTATAAGGTTGTACAAAGCCGTGTTGAGGAGTTCCTCATAGAGATCAAAAAACTCGTGGAGGCGTATAATGCGATTAAAGCGGTGGCTGGGGCCGATGCGGATGGGGCCTCACAAGAATCCTTCTATTACACACAACGAGTCCGTTACAATACCGAAGCAACAGATGATGGAGGATCTGCTGGGTCTAACTCTGTCCTCAACGCTGCGCTATTCTTATTTCTCAACAAGACATGTTTCCGCGGTCTCCATCGCTGTGGACCACGAGGGTTCAATGTCCCCTTTGGGCATTACAAGAATCCTGCGATCTATGATGAGGCGCATGTGCGTACTGTGAGCGCCCTCTTAGCACGTGTGGAGTTACGTTGTGGAGATTTTTCTGCTGTTTGTGCGGACGCCGGCCCTGGTGATTTCGTCTACCTGGATCCCCCCTATGTTCCTGTGGACCGCAGTAGTAGTGAAGACGATGATAAAAAAGACTCCTTCACCAGTTACAATCTGGACGGTTTTGGTCCAGCGGATCACGAGCGCTTCTTCACCTTCTGTGAGGGATTGAGAAGCGAGGAGAAAGGAGTTCGCTGGCTTATGAGTAATTCGGAAGTTGCGTTGGTGACGTCGCGTTTCACTGCGGAGAAGGGGTATGAGACGGCGGTTGTTTCGTGCCGGCGCGCTATTAGTCCGAAGGAACCTGGGTCGCGTGTGAATGAAGTGCTCATCCGCTGTTAGAATAGTTGTTTGTTGTTTCCATTTGTATTATGTCTTTACAAATCTAAAGTATTTAGACTTATTTATATTAAATAGTATGGAATCTACAACAATTGAACTAAAGAAAGGTTCAAAATTATATCGTTCATATAATGTTGAGTCTGGAAAAAAAGGGAATTGGTTTAGCATTAATGCTATTGATACATATGGTTATGGTAATAATACGGCTGAATATATATTAAAGAAAGATATTAAACTAATTGATATATCTAAACAAGAATTTTATAATAGATTTACTAATGATGTTAAAACTAAATTTGCTAAAGATAATAATTTAATAATAAAATCATTAATATTATTTCCATTAGGATTTGATGATAGAGTTTTTTATAAAGAGTTCGCTATAAAGTTTATTAAGTTAAATCTATCATTTATTGAATTAAATCCTGAAGTTCATATTATATCTAATTTATCATTTAATAATAGATCGCGTTGTTCGCTTACTGTAACAGATAATATATTTTCTATGTGTATTAAAGAATTATATGGACATATATATGATGGTTTTGGATGTTTAGAACAATTTCCAGATGTACTTAGAAATGGATTTCATCATTCTGAAATAATGTTATTTAATAATGATAATGTTGAATATGAAAAAGACATTGAACGAGTTACATTAGAAGGAGGATCTACATTATTAACAGCAATAAATATTGATAATGACTTTCTTAGAGAAAATCAAAAAAAATTTAATGAATATATTAAAAATTCAAGAGTACAAGCAGATACACCAAAATTACAAGTTGACAAAAATGAACTTCTAGATAAATATTTTGAACCACCCAAATTATTAACACAATTACATATTGATAATGAATTCCTAAGAGAGGGTCAGCGACGATTTAATGAAATTATAAAAGAGCAAAGAGAGCAAAAGGAGCAAAAGGAGGTAAATAAGAAAAATAAAACAAGAAAGTTACGTAGGTAAAAGATATATCCTTATATCCTCTTACAATAGCGACAGACCCAATTGAATATACAACGCTTACAACGCCACTCTTTGCATTCCTCGCACCTGTAGGGACCAAATGTTATACAAAATATATGATTATTCATTAAAGGGTCAATACATTTACCACAGCCTTTACAATCGCATTGTCTTTTTATTATTGGATCCACTATATCCGCTGCCCAGGACACTTTCTTAGTGACTTTTGACATTTGGCGGTTGGGGGTTGGGAGGGGGTCGCGCGTAGGCTTACTGTTCCTGGTGTGGAGGCCTCTAAATAGCAATAACATTGCGCGCAGGCAAGCGATAGGTTGAAATCCATTTATCGCTCCCAGGCGCCTCTTCCACTTCACAGACGATCCAGCCGTCCACCGATGGTCGGTTCACATTATAGATCCGAATGTGTTCAAGAGCGAATTTACTCAGCGACGTATACGATATTCCCTTATAGAGAATCGTATTTGTGGCTTTCTGGTATGTGGCGATCCAGGGTTCAGGGAGAGACTTCTGGTGGCGGATGCGCTGGCCGTCGGCGAAACAGAGTGACATGTCGCGACAACAACAGACCCCCTGTGGGGGTGTTTTGTGACTACTGCGCTTTTGGGATTTCATAGATTTCATAAGAATTGCGTTGAGGGCCTCCACACGACTCTTGTATTCTGATGAGAAGCCATCCTCACAGGCGACATCTTTCCAGACTAGTGTCATCCTCTCTGTAAGGGATCTTTTTGGTTTGCGCTGGTTTGTCAATTTTATTGGCTTATGAAAAATTGAAGTGGTGGTTCCCTTACAGGTGGTGTATAATGAAAGATGAGTCTGTCATCACCATTCAATAGTATTGTTGTAAATACGAAAGTTCTTAAGAAGGGGATTGTCATTGATTTGTATTTTTTTGTGGTTTGATAATGAAATTGTTGAAAACGAATAAATTCCCCCCCCCCATTTTAAAATCTCCGGCTCAATTTTAAAATATCCGGCTCCATTTTAAAATGCGGTTATTTAAATCTTTTTTTAATAGTATAGGAATATATAATGTTCAACGTATTAGACAACTATTCATCTTTAGAACCACTAGAAAAAGATGTTAGTTACACAAAACAGTTTGAAACAGAACAACATGATAATTTTGACTCAACAATGAAAATTATAATAAATAAACTATATGGAACATTTGATTATAACCCAATAAAGACTATTAAACATTTATTATTCTATTTTTTTATTTTCTTGGAAAATAAAGGAACCCGTGTAAAAAATAACATACTATCAGAACACGCGCATAATTCATTTATAAGCAGTTCTATAAAAAAGTTAGAAGAGGAATTAGATATCAAGTTTGAATTTGAAATAAAAGAGGCAAAAATATCAAATGAAATCTTAATATTATTACATTTCATGACAGTTCCTAAAACTTATATTGATATTATATCATATACTATTAAAAATAATTTTAATGATTCCTTAGATAAATATACTGAGAATCAAATTAAAATAATCAAAGAATTAATAAAAGTAAATGTAGATGATAAAATATGCGATCCATTCAATAGATATGGAACTCTTTTATTAGAACTCAATAATAATAACATGTTATATGGATACTGTATGAATGAAGACTATGAAATAATATCAAAACTCAATACATATGTTTATAATAAGTTTTATAAAAGAGATGTCAAGTATAGTAGCATACAAACTCTTCATTCATTAAAAGAAAATATGGATTTATTAGGCTATGATATTATTGTCACAAAGATGCCATATGAACAAAATATTAAACATGCAGAATGTTGTGAGCGAGTGAATAAGCTAAAAATACGTGGAACAAAATGTGAGCCATTATACTTACAACTACTAATGACTTCATTGAATCGCGGTGGTCGTTGTGCTGTGATTGTACCTAAATCTTTACTTATTGGAGATTCGTCATGCCACATCCAAACACGTAAATATTTACTAGAAAACTTTGAATTGAAAGAGATTATTGGAATGGAGAAAAACTTTATTCTATATTTTGAAAATACTGGTAAGCCATCAACAACATATACTATCAAAACTGGATATTATATGAGAGATGACATTTATTTCGCGTTAGTTAATATGAGTTATTCTAAATCTGAAGAACCTATGACACAGATAATTGATGTAAAAGAACTTGAACATACTACTTATAATCTCTTAGAAATTAAGAAGATAGAGGTAGTTGAGATATTTGAAGATGTTGTTTGTGAAAAATGTGCCAATTGTATTGAAAAAGATAAGATTATTGAAGACTTAAAAACAAAATTAAAAACTATTCATGATCTTTCTACTGTTTCTAATAAAATTTACTAATAAAGGCTATATTTGAAAGTATTCAGTAAAAATTGAACCGATATACCCTTACAGGGATGTCAGGTTAATGTCTGAATATTATACAATGGAAGCCAAGAAGAGTTTGCGTAGTGGTTGCGACACGTGTAAGCCATTCCGTGAGGGATTCAATAAGATGGCTGAGAGTCTCGCGAGTAGCAAGGTGTCTACTACCTTGTTCACGATTCTCCCCATGGTGTCTATGACTGTTGCTTTGATCTACTTTGAGACCAGTTTCAGCACAATCTATTTCAACAATCAGCAATATCAGATTACTCCGTATAAATATATCATTCTGTCACCAGTGATAGTTGTTAGTAGTCTAACATTTATCTTTGGTTTTCTCGCTCTTCTCGCCATTCGGTTTGAACTCCAGAATCTTCTTGGATTCTGTTCATTCGTGTATGCGTCCATCGCCTATTGGGCGATTATTAATATTCTGATTATTGTGTTCTGTATGGTGCCTTACTTTGCTACATCAGTTGTCGGATCTATTCTTGGGTGGAGTATTCCATCCGCTTTCGTGTGGCTCTTCACAAGTGCGGTGATGGATGCGCACAGGAAGAATGTAAATAATGCGATTAGTGGGATCGCATCGTTGGCATCTATGACATCGTTGGTGGCGGCGGATTCTGTGGAGGAGATGGTATAGTTTGAGGGGGTTTTAAAATTGACTTATTCTTTTTCTATTTTAATAGTATAACAATGTCAGAACCACTCCAAATATTATGTAAAAAATGTAACATAGTAAAAGATCTAAAAGATATTGTAAAAAAAGAAGGAAAGTATAGAAATTTATGTAAGGATTGTAGAAATAAAGAAGCAAGAGATAAAATAGCAACAGATGAAGATTTACGCAATAAAGAAAGAGAACGTGGAAAAGAAAAATATCAAAAGAATAAAGAACAACATAAAGTTATTTGTAATAAATATCGTGAAGAACATTTGCCATTATATAAAAACTTATATCTTAAAAATAAATATAATATTACATTGGATGATAAAAATAAAATGAAGAATGAACAAGATAATAAATGTTTAATTTGTAAAAATGAATTTAAGGATGATAAATCTACATATGTAGATCATTGTCATATAACAAATAAAATAAGAGGGTTATTATGCCATACTTGTAATAGTGGATTGGGAATGTTTAAAGATAATATTGAATATCTTGAACGTGCGATTGAATATCTTAAAAAACATACTATTATATCTTCAAATATTAATGAGATTGTTGAGAATTAAAAAAATGGTTCTGATGTTTTAGTCACTATAAAATATGTTGAATGATTATCACAATATTTTTGTGTTTTTCTACCTTCTAAATATAATATGATATAAATATATCATAGACGCTTAAAAGGTTGTTAACTATTTAATTTATAAGAAACTATTATGAACTTCTGCTATGCTCTTATTAATCCTAGAACAGGAAATGTTGTAAAAGAATATACATCATTAAATTCTAAGCAAGCTCTTAATGACCTTATACTCTATCATATAGCACATAATACAAGACATAATAATTATCGTATAAGAATTATCGATAATAATAAGACGATTATTGAGGAACGCACAGAGCCAATGCCAGATTTAAAAAATCCAATTATATATAATATGTATAAATTAGAAAATAATGAATTATCAAACTCTTTTTTTAATTTTGAACAACGAGTACGGAATAATGGTATAGTGAATAATGATCTTGTTGAAAAAATTTATAAAAAATGTATTCGTATAAACGTTAATAATGATATTACAAATCATTTTCATTATACAATCCCTATAAATTTTATTTGGTATTCTAAATGCTCTTATTATTATTATAATGATAATAAATTATGTTATATAATTAGAAATTTATAATTATATAAAATTGATAAATATTCTTTTCTATTCTAATAAGATTACAATGGAAAAAAGAAAGTTTGATAAAGAGTTGTTGGTGTCGTGTTTGGTGCGTTTTTTGTGAAAATTTGAATTTTTATTTAAAGATAAATTGTAATATATTACATAGTATAGGAATGGCTTCCAAGAAACGTAAGAAAAATAATGAGGCAAGAATGAAAGTCTATGCTAAACAAAAAGAAGAAGAAGCATGGAATCAATATGAGCATTATGTTGTAAAACACCATATTGATAAATATGGTCATAAGGCATGGCACTGGTCATTTACACCAGAAGAACATTTATACAATGCTGGATATATAAATGATTATAATAAACATCGTTTAGAACGTTTGGCAAAATATAAAGATGGTATAAATCGTCATAGTGATTATGGTCTTGATGGAATAGCATTAGATTCAAATAATACCTATTATGGTCTTCAAGCAAAGTTTTATAATACAAATAAAGTTTCAGCAAATGATATTGGAACATTTCAACGTGTTGTTCTTCGTATGAATAAAAAGAATCCATTATCTAAGGGGTATCTTTATACATCAACGAATCTAGAACAAATACTTGCTGAAGATATTGAATGTGTAGGAGATATTATTCATGAGAAACTTTTATTTGAATTAGAAGACAAAAGGAAAACTCGTCATAAGAAAGATATTGAAGAAAATAAACTTTCTTTGCGAGAATATCAACAAGAAGCATTAAAGGCTTTAGAAGAAGAAAGAGAAAGTCTTGGAGTTTTATCATTATTCTGTGGTGGAGGTAAAACTCTTATTGCTGGACATTATTTAGCAAAACTAAAACCTGAAATAATTATTATGATGGCTCCACTAAAAATTTCAGTTGATAATTTATATTCTCGTATGGAATGCTTCTTTCCAGATTATGAACATTTAGTTATTGATTCTGATTCTGGAAATACAACTGATATTGATGTTGTTAAGTCTATTTTAGATAAAAATAAATCAACAGTATTATATACAACTTTTGATAGTGCGGTAAACGTATTATCAGAAGTATTTGATGAAGAACTTATTGAAAAATCATTTTGTCTTGTTGATGAATGTCATAATATGGTAAATAATACAGAACTCTGTGAATTTGTAAATCAATTCCTTGATGGTTTATTGATGTCTGCTACAATCCCTGAAGAATTATATGAAGTTATTGATTGTGAGCCAGTTTATGAATATGGAATGGCACAAGCAATTAAAAATGGTTATTGTGTTGATTATAATGTGTGGCTTCCTCAAGTTGTTAAAAAAGATGAAGGAAATGTTATTGAAATTGATATTCCAGAAGGTTTTGAGAAATCTGATTTGTGTGCTAAGGCATTATTCTTAGTAACTGGAATGCTTCAAACTGGTTCAAAACGATGTATTGTATATCTTAGTTCAAAAGATGAATGTAAAGCATTTAATGAACTATTTGGCAAAGTTTGTTCTGATTATCATGGAATGAAATCATGGTGTGAAACTATTGACTGCGATGTGAAAAAAGAAACACGAAGAACTATTTTAGAAGAATTTCAATCAGAAAAGGAAGATTTGACTACATTTCATATTTTAGCAAGTGTTCGTATTCTAGATGAAGCAGTTGATGTTGTTCGGTGTGATTCTGAATTTATTACATATGTTGGAGTAAATGCTGATGATAAACGAGCAGTTCAAAGGTTACAGCGAGGAGGTCGTTTGGATTCTTCAAATCCTTCAAAGAAGAATAATTTGTTTATTTGGTGTAATGAATATTCAAAAATGCTTAATATGCTTTCTTTATTGAAACAAGAAGATCCAGAATTTCATACAAAGTTGCGTGTTGTTGATGGTAATTATGATAAGGTCGGTGTTAAGGAAAGTGTAGAAGCTAATGCTGTTCAGTTGGGTGATTTACAGAAGTATATTGAGGTTGCGTGTTTATCTGCTGATGAGGTTTGGGAAGAAAAACGATTAAACTTAATTAATTACATTAAAGATAATAATAATTATCCGAAAACAACATCAAAAAATAATTATGAAAAATCACTTGGGTTATGGGTAAAAAATCAAAGAAGTAATTATGTTAAAAATAAACTATCTATTAAAAGAATACAACTATTAAATACTATAAATGATTGGTTGTGGAAAATAGAAAAAAAATCATTTAAAGATTATTATGATAAATTAATAAAATATTATGAATTAAATAATAGGTTGCCAAGAAAAGGAATAACTAAAGAATCTATTGATGAATATGATATTGGATGGTGGGCATCACGAATTAGACAACAATATAAAAAAGCTATATTAAAAAAAAATTATATAGATTTATTAAATAAACTAAAATTTTGGATTTGGGAAATTCCAAGAAATACATTTGAAGAAAGTCTTAAATTATGGATTGAATTTATAGAAGAAAATAAAAGACATCCTTCTCATTCTTCAAATAATATCGATGAAAAAAAAATAGGAAGGTGGGCGGGACAGCAAAGAGCTAAATATAAATCTAAAAAATTAAATGAACAAAATATTGAATTATTAAATAAAACAAAAGGCTGGGTTTGGAAGTTTGATAATTTTAATGAAAATTTAGAAAAATGGAAGAAGTTTATAAAAGAAAATAAAAAATATCCTTCTCAACATTCAGAAAATAAAAATGAAAAAAAAATTTCTCAATGGGAGAGACAAATGAGAAGATTATATACGACTAATAAAATATCAGAAGATAGAAAAAAGATTTTAAATAATATAGAAGGATGGCTATGGTTTCAAGGAGCTAAAACATTTGATGAAAGTTTAGAATTATGGCTACAATTTAGAAATAAAAATAATAGAGACCCATACTTTAATAAAAATGATAAAAATGAAAAACAAATAGCAGGATGGGCTACTTTACAAAGACATTATTATAAAAATAATGAATTAGATAAAGTAAAGATTGATAAATTAAATAAAACTGAAGGATGGATATGGCAAATTAGAGAAATACCTTAATTATATTTATGTTATATCAATTTCTTCTTCATGATAATTTAAATCTGTAATAATTTGTTGAAGATTTCTTGTTTTAATAATTGCGAAATAATATGCAGATCTTAAATATCTTTGTGAATAATCAATTTTGCTATTATCAATTGGGACTTTTCCCAAAAAAAAATCTTTATCCAGATCAGAATATAACCATTGCTTTTCTACATACTCACTAAAAATAAATTTTTTAATATTTTCTTGTATTTTTAGTTCTTTTATAAGATCAATATTAATCATAAGTAATCCATATTTATCATTACTTATATTATGTCTAACTTTATATATTTTACCACATTTGAGTATATTTTTAGATTTTATCTCATCTTTTATTATTTCATAATCATCTTTATAAATCGGAAATTCTAATTTAATTGGTGACATTATAAATAAAAATAATAATTTATTTTTAAATAGAAAGTAATTTTAAAAATTGAAATATTATTTTTATTATTAAATTTTAATAATAAAAATAATGGAAACATTTGCCTCACATCCTAGAGCATCACAATGGTCAGATAAAAATATTTTAAAACCAAAAGATGTTCCTCTTTATTACTATAAAAAATTTTGGTTTAATTGTGATATATGTCTCCATGAGTTTGAAACAAATCTAAATAGTATAGCAAGATTAAATACTTGGTGTCCATATTGTGCTAATAAAAAATTATGTGTAAATAAAGAATGTAAAAAATGTTTTGATAAATCCTTTGCTTCTTCTGATAAAGTAACATATTTAACAAAAGAAAATACTATTATTTCTAGAAATGTATTTAAAAGCTGTAGTGAAAGGGCTATCTTTAATTGTCAACAAAATCATCCAGATTTTGAAGCAACTTTAAATAATATTTCACGAGGAAAATGGTGTAAACTATGCGGATATAAAAGTTCAAAAGAAAAACAAAGTATATCATTTGATGACTTTATAAAAAAAGCAAATGAAAAATATGGTAAAACTTACGATTATTCTAAAGTAATAATTAATGGTGTTGATAGACCGGTAATTATTATTTGTAAAATCCATGGTGAATTTAATCAATCGCCTTGGAATCATTATACATCAAAATTAGGAGGATGTCCCGAATGTACAAAAATAAAAAGAGGTGAAAGTAATAGATATACATTTGCTGAATTTATTGAAATGGCAAACACCATTCACGGTAGTAAATTTGGTTATTCAAAAGCTAATAATATATATAAAACATTGAAAATAAAAATTCCAATTATTTGTAAAATACATGGAGAATTTATTCAAGCCCCATCATTACATTTAAAAGGAGTAGGATGTCCATATTGTAAAAATAAAACAGAAGGAAAACTAAAAGAGTTTCTACAAAAATATTATACAGAATTAATTCCACAATTCAAATTTGATAATTGTAAGAAAAAATTTAGGTTACCTTTTGATTTCTTTATCCCTTCCATAAAAACTATTATAGAACTTGACGGAATACAACATTTCAAGAAAGTTTCAAATTGGCGCCCTCCAGATATCAAACGAGACATCTACAAAATGCAAAAAGCAGAAGCAGAAGGCTATAAAATCATTCGTATCTTTCAAGAAGATGTTTATAATGCTTCAGAAAAATGGTTAGACGAAAACCTTTTACCAGAAATCCAAAGCGAAGAACGAACACCAGTTTTCATAAGTTCCATTGATGGATTGTATGACGAACATATAGCACTTTATGAAAAAGGTGAAGAAATTGTATTGGATTCTGATGATGATTCGGATGAAGAGGTGAATGAAATTGTTGAGAATTAAATAAAAAAATTGAAAAAAATTTTACATGAATAAAAATTATCATAAAATGTCACAAGATTGGCTTATTTATATTGACGATGGAATAAACTTCAAGAATAGTTCTTTGTTTAATACATGGGGTATTAAATCATGGACACCTCTTGGAAAGTCTATCATAAATAGAGCAAATGTTGGTGATAGGCTTTGGTTTGTAAAATCTAAAACAAATGGTTTACTTGTAGCTGTTTCTACTTTTGTAGAATTTAAAAAAAGAGAGTTAGGTCCTCTAATTGATGTAACACATACAAATCAAGAACTTGGATGGGTTACTGGAACTGGAGATTGGGATGTAGAAGTTCACTATAAAGACTTGTATAATATTACTGATTGT